GGAAGAGTAGACATTTGGTTTTACCTAAAAAAGTTTATGTTAAGGTTAGGTAGTAGTCCAGGCAAGGACTTTGGAGAAATTTGAATGGTCAAAAGATTCTTGACCAATCCACCAAGAGAGCCAATGTGAACTACCCTTGGATTGATTACAGGCCCAACAAGCAGGAACCACGTTATTTGTGGTGTCATGACCGCCTTTCATCTTTGGATGGACGTGATCCAACGTCAGATGATCGGAGTCTTGACCACAATAGGCACACCGGTTATCCCAGTGTTCCTTAATGGCCTGTCTCCACATGCGCTTAGCTTCACTGCTTGTCATGGCCTTAAGGAGAAAAAGGTACTCAGAAGGATCTTTGAGAGGCATTGTGCCTGCTGCGGTGGTTTACTTCTTTTTCTTAGGGAACCCAGCCTTCATGTTGGCGTAGGCTTTTGGGGTAATGGTAGACTTTTTCTTGGAACGTGAAGTGCCAGCTGCTTTACGCTTGTTGATGTTGGCGTAAAGACCCGGAGGTTTAGCGTTGCCTTTGTTCATTTCTTTGTGGATTTACCATTGTGACCATTTCTGGCGCGGTTCCGACTAGCACTTTCAAGAACCATGGTCCCCTTTTTGGTATGGGAAAGATCGGGGCCTCCCTTTCCCGCTAAGCCACGCCGCCTCCGTTCGGTCCACCGCTCTTCAGAGGCGTTTTTAACAGCTGGCTTTTTATTCAGTTTGCGTTGGTAAGCCGCCTTTTTAGCAGCAGCCTTTGGATTGGCTGCGTAGTATTTAGCGGATTTGCTTTTCGCCTGGGCCATCTTTGAAATAAACGAAGTTCTCCAAGCGTTCGATGCGTTGATTGCTGAGTCCAACCTGTGTAACGAGTACATCAACAGACTTAGCAATGTTATGAAGGGTCAATAGGTGCCAACCGAACAGTCCTAGAACTGCTGCGGCAATCATATTCCTTACTGCTTCATTATCGGATGACACGCTCAACCTCCTCTAAATCTAGCTCAGGCAAACTTGCAAATAGTTCAGAAAGAGGAGATCCAGATACGGGAAGCCCCGTAACATTGTTCTTAGCAAGCCAATCGCAGGCCGCACGAATATCTTGAGTTGTTGCTTCTCCGCTTTGAATGCGGAGGATCAGTTCCTTTGTAACAAGGCCGTGAAGCTCGTTAAACTGATCTTCAGTGGCTCTTGTCATGGTTAGGGGCTAGTATCGACCATCAGGCCATCGTAGATGGGGTAGTCCGAGGTCAGAACCACCACCGTTTTAACCCAGCCAATGCTGGTAAATGTCCAGGTAGCGCCATTAGCGGTAAAGGTTTGGCCAAGTGTAGGCGCAGGGCTGGTAGGGAAGACAGGAAATACGGGATGAGACATCAGTCGTGGTCCTTCATAAGTTTGATAAGTTTCTGTGGGTAGATTGGATCAGTAGCATACCCCTCACGCTTAAGAAGGTAGGCGCAATCTTCCCGATTGGCAGCACGGTTGACACCTTTATAACTTTTGTAATCTTTGTACCATTGGTTGACAAGATGATTAACGCAGTCATAAGGCGTGGCAAAGTCCTTAAACGTGGCCTGGATGGTCACAGGACCGTTGCCATAGTCCTCCCAGGTGGTCTTAACCGTACCAGGAGTCCCTTTGATGCCAAAGAAGTTGTTCTTTCCAGAGATAGCAGTACCATATGCGGACTCAAGTGCCCACTGAGCAGCCACTACCTCGGGAAATTTAGCCCCAGCTGCCGCTGCCGCCGCTTCAATACCATCCCAGGTATTATCAAAGGCTTTATTAGGTGCGGACGGTGGAGAAATGCGCCACAATTGGACCCAAGACGCGCTATCGTCAGCCAGTTTATTGGAATCCAGCAGTTTTTGCAGTTCAGCAAGCGCCTTATCCTGATTAGGCAGGCCTTTGTAGTATTTAATTACGTCTCGGATCTGGATACTCATTTGATAGAGTCCTTGATGCGCTTGATTTTATCGTCCTCAGAACGAAGAGGACGCAGCAGATCTACTACTTTGAGGAAGACCTGGACAACGCTATTCGATTTGAACTTGCTAACACCGATCAGTTCGGAAGCAAGAAATAGTGCGAAGAAAACAGCTGCCTCGTAGGTCAGCTTAAGTCCAAAGATGGTAATCATGATAGGTTAGCGGCCTTGGCCGCGAGTCTTTTTACGTCCGTGGTTAGGAAGGGACCTCGTTCCCTGCCCCTGTCTAGATTTTTTCGGGGGACCGGGAACGAAGGATACCTTATTTAATGCGCCTTTTGGTTTGGC